CTTTCAGCGGGTCCACCCACGGCCAGCGCCGCGCCTGGAACGTCGGCACATGGAAGTATTCCAGCCGGTCAGCCGGCAGCGGCCGCCCGCTCTTGCCCCGAATCATGCCCATCGCCAGGCTCCAGCTCAGCCAGGCCTCGAATACCGGCTCGCACAGCTCCTCGATGAACCATTGCTGCACGCCCTTCCATTCCTCACGCTCATCCAGCAGGCCCGCCCGCAGGCTGCTGTAGTTCACCCCCTCAAGGTCATTCGCCAGCGAGTTGTAAGAGATCCCCAGGCCGCCCGCCACCGCCCGCAGGATGCTTTTGACGAAGACCGGATAGGCGTCCATCGGGTGTTGCGGATCAATCCCGAAGTATTCCTCGCCCGGGTGCAAATCCAGACCCATGCCCGGCTCGATGTCCTGCAGCTCCGCCGTGGTGGCTTCCTCCCCGGTGAATTGCTCCGGCGCCGGCCGCTTGATCCCGTAACCCTTGCAAGCCGCCTCCCGCGACGCCACCAACTCCGCCTCCTCATACCCGGCCAGCATCTTCAGCCGCAGCAAGGTGGCCGACGGCGCCGGCGCACCGATGGTCTGCAAGATTCGGTCCGGCAGGAAGATATGCAGCAGCTCGCTCACCGGGATGCGCTCCCGCCGATGCGCCTTCCAGGCCATGAACGTGTCTCCCGGATGACCCGTCAGCAGATGGTAGGCCACCGGCGACCGCCACGGATCAAGCTCGACCCCCATGCGGATCTCATTGCCGTTGGACAAATCTCCGTTGTAGTCGAGATCGAGCTGGTCAATCTCGATCGGTTGCAGCGCGAACCCCCATTCGTTGCGGTAGCCCTCGACGATCCGCACCAGCGCGCCACCATCCCGCTTCGCGCTGCGCAATACCAGCCGGCACAGCCCGCGCCAGCTCGTCTGCCGCGTCACGCAGCAAGTCGATTTCTTTCCCCACTTCCACCAGGCCGTTTCAATGGCCGAGTTCGCGTTGCGGTTCAATCGGCCGTTGGGGTCGCTGACCTTCATCTGCAAGGCGATCCCGTTCGCGCCAAGCACGTTGTTCTCCAGCAGCGAGAAATACCTCCGGATGTAATCGTCATTCCGCTCCGCCTCGCGGCAGCGGGCCCGCAGCGTCGCGATCGCCCCCTGCAGCTCCGTGTCGGCGCTCGTCGCCGGCGCCAGCCAGTCGTTCGTCAGCCGGTTGCGCAGCGCCCCGGAATAGCTGCGCCTGGATGGCGCCGTGGCCGCCCGCATAAACCCAAGCCTCCGGGCAATCCGATCCACGATGCCTGTCTTCATTGGTCCTATCCGTCCCATGCGTCCTATTCCGGCTGGGTGAACCGCGCCAGGATGCGCTTCCGCCCGGTGCGCCCCGCCGCCGCCCGCTCCTCCTCCGCGTAGATGTTCCCCCAGTAGTTCCGCGCCTTCGTCAGCTCCTCCAGCGACCGGAATTTCAAATCCACCCCTTCGATGGTGGCCTCCACGGTCTGCTTCTGGACCAGCTTCGTGAAGCTGGCGTCTATGAAATCGAGGATGATCTTCGCCTGGCTCCGCGTGTCCCCGACCTCCCCTTCCCCGCCGTAGTTCGGCAGAATGACGACGGTTCCCTTCCACACCTGGTAACGTTCCGTCGTTTTGCCGACGTAGCCCTGGCCGTCATACTCGCCGGCCGTCCAGCCGGCGCTTTCCGCCGCTGTGACGCTGACCAGGTGATCCGCGCCGCTGGCGCTCGCCAAAATGATGATCCGGAGGCCCGTAACCCGTTGCACCAGCGCATAGGACAAAACCCAGCCGTCCGCGGCGGAATAATCCGCCAGCGACCGACTCCAGGAAACAGTGTCTCCTGCCGTTAACTGAATCGGCTCCGCCGTCGGGATATCGCTGGCCATCAAAGCCGAGGCACCGTCAACCGCCAGGCACGCCTCAATTGACGGTTAGTCCGCGGAGGTATTCGACTTCCATTTGGAGATTCTGCAGCCAAAACGCCTTCCGTTCGGCTGTCCAGAATTCCTCGGGACGGCCATGCAGCCAGGCGCTCCATCCCAAAAACAGATTGCTGCCCAGTTCCAGGGCTGGCCCGTCGCTCGCCAGCGCATTGTCCTCGCCCTGGCTGATCCGTATCTCCCGCCGTAACAGGCTGCAGGGCAGGTGTTCGGCCTCCGCCCGAGCGAGCCATTTCGTCTGTGCCCGGGGCGACAGGCCGGCGACTATCTCATGGATGGACCAATCCAGGTTTTCCCGACGTCGGGAAATGGGAATAGCCCGTGAGACGCTGGCATAGTTGGCCAGTGTTTGGTAGGCCGTCCGGCTGCTCTTGGCGAACTCCTGCAGGACTCGTAGCTTGATCCGGCCGTTATCGTAGTGCGCCAGGCCGAACGCCGCCCAGTCCCCGAGGCACCACTGCAGCTTTTGCCGCCCCTCATCCAGCAGCCTGCCAACCTTGACCCAGTCGGATTCGGACAGGTCTTCAGCCAGGCGCAGGCCTAGCGGCGTAAAGCTGATTCCCCGCGCCGCCAGCTCGGATTCTTCCGGATCGGCGGTTAACAGCACGGGGTTCGACGGCGGCGGGTTTGGCCAGCTTATGGCGCGCTTGATTCGTTCCTGGTATTCACGGCTCTTTGAGCTCACCCACATCCAGGCGCGTCAATTCTGTTCCGGCTCCAGCTTGCGCGGCCGGCGGTTGCTCAAACGAAACTTCGCGCAGGTCGCTTCGTCGCGCATGTAGGCCGACGGGCGGAAACCGAATTGAGCGCAGATGATGTGGCAGAGTTTGCTCACCGTTGCCGTGCGGACCCCCGATTTCCGGGCCATTTCCTTCATGGTGATGCCTTCCGCATTCGCGTCTCCGCTGGCGACCAGGTAGCACTTGATCCAAAACTTCGTATTCCGCGCTGCGAGCGATGCGTAGATGACGCGCCGTTGCAGCACGATGAGGCCAAGCAGTCGCTCGATCTCGAACGCCCTCATGGCGCCGCCGGGCCGAAGATAAGCCCCGCACTGCTCGCAAGCGGACTGGGCTTCGCAATCGCACTTCGGGCAGTGACCAGTAAGGAAATGGTCCACGGGGTCGTCTTTAATGGAGGCTATGGGCAGATCAGCTACATCGGCGCTCAGGCTCATTCCTTAATGAAATCGCAGTTCTCGGGCCACTTTGCACGCTTAAACCTCATTTCCGCCACCCGCCCACGAACCCGCCTCCGGGCCGCAGCCGTCTCACCCTCTCCTTGGGGAGAGGGTTGGGTGCGGGGGTATTCTCGCCCGGAGGCTTGAGCTGGTATTCCTTGGGGCTCTCCGCCGTCTTCCCTTCCTTGTTCACCTTCAGGTGCCGCGCGATCGCCGTCAGGTTCGGCTTCAGGATGTCCACGCCGGCCAGGAAATACACCCGCCGATCCAGCGCCTCGTTCCGGTCCCGCACCTTCTCATAGAACTGCTCCGGAAACCCGCGGCTGTAGCGCGTCTTGAGGACTTCGGCGGTGAGCTGCTGGAAGAATTCCTCGTCATAGCCATGCCCCTTCGGGAAATGCAAATGCCGCGGCCCCGCCTCGGCCACCCGCAGCCGCGCGAACAGGATGTCTTTGGCCATCTTCGTGTTCACCGCGTAGGTGCGCAGCCGGTAGTGCTTGTTGAACCGCGTCGTCACCATGATCGGCGCCCGGCCGCCGACGCCGTAAATCGGATACACTCGCGGCAGCCCGCAGCCCAGGACGAACCGCCGCACCTTGTGCGCCTTGTGCCGCATATCAATCGCCGTGAAGCTGACCGCCAGGACCGCGCCGTCCTCCCGCGTGAATTTCTTGCCCAGATACTGCCCCAGGTCCTGCCAGACCTCGTCCTGCTCCGTGTCCCCGAAAAAGCGCCGCGCCTCGATCCCCCAGGTCTCGTCGTCCTCCCCGATCCCCACCGCCTCCAGCTCGAGGCGGTCTCCCTGCACGTCCACCCCGGCCCCGACCAGCAGCACCTGGTCCGGCAGCTTCTCCGGCCCGTAGCCTTCCGACCGGGCGAGCAGCTCTCCGTGTTCAATCCGCTCCCCTGCCTCCTCGAAGCTCTCCCCCAGGAACGTGTTCACCCAGGTCTTGAACGTTTCCCGCCCGCCGCGCTTGGCTTCCAGGAAGCCGGCCACCATCTGATGCAGCCGCGACTTGAACCCCTTCTTCGCCTTGAACGGCGACGCGATCCCGTTCAGGTGATACCCCCGCTTGCCTTTGAACGGCGCCGTCGCCCGCCATTCCCCCGCCTTCACCATCCGCACCCGATCCTCGTCGCTCAACTCCGCCTTGCAACCCTCGCACACATACCTGGCATCGCTCCCATCCTTCTCCCCTTCCTCCCCTTCAGCGTCCTTTGGCGTGTTTAGCGGGCCATCTTTCTGGCCCCACTGGACCTGCGACCACTTGAGCGTCTGATACGCCCCGCACTTCGGGCACGGACAAAACCAGCGACGCTGGTCCGTCTGCTCAAACTCGATCTCGATCCGCGAGAATCCCTTCACCGTCGGCGTCGAGGTCTTGAACAACACCGCGTTCCAGAAACTCTCCGTCCGGCGCTCCGCCAGCAGGCAGGGATCTCCCTCCGTGCCGGCGCTGGCCGGGAAACGGTCAATCTCATCCAGCAGCACGACCCGCCGCGGCCGTCCGGCCAGGCCCCCGGGCGCGTTGGCCCCCGTCGCCACGATGTCCCCGCCCGTGTAGCTCTTGTTCAGGATCGTGTTGCCGCTGTCCCGCGTCCGGGCGTCCCGCACCTTGCCGCGAAAACACGGACAATCCCGCAGCATCGGAGCCAGGCGGATTTTGGACCACGACTCGGCCAGGTCGAGCGTTGGTTGCACCATCAGGATCGGCGACGCATCCGCATCAATGAAATAGCCGATGACGTTGTTGACCACCTCCGTCTTCCCGAGCTGCGAAGCCCACATCAGACAGGTGGACTGCACCGCCGGGTCGTTCACCGAATCCATCGGCTCGCGCTGGTAGGGCGCCACCGCCGAGCGGTATTTGCCGCTCGCCGAACTCGATTCGCGCGACAGATAACGCCGTTCGTCAGCCCACTCGCTTACGGACAGGCGCGGCGGCGGCCTTAGGATTGGCCGCAGCCTTCGCACGACCGCCAGGAATGGCGCCTGCGGCCTCGCCCTCTCCTGGGGGAGAGGGTTCGGTGAGGTGGAATTCTCGGCTCGGAGTCTTAATCGCATCTTCCAGGAGTTGGCCCACGTCACCCAGCAAAGCGTCCCGCTCCCCATCGCTCAGGCCGCTCCCAAGGATTCTCGTGCGCATCGCCGCGCACGCCGGCGTCAGCCGCGCCACCATTTCATCCACCGAAACCGACTGTCCTTCCTCGCGGGCGATCTCCAGCTCGAGCAGCGTGTTCTCGTTGTCAATCTTCCGCTCGCGCTTCTGCGCCAGGTTGGCCCCCCGCTTCACCTGCAGTTCCCGGTAGTAGCGGAACAGCCCCGCCACCGAGGCCCGGAGCTGATACTGTCCTCGCACCGGCGGCGGGAAGAAACCCTCGGCGGCGATCTGCCGGTGCCGGCGGTCGGTCAGACCCGACAACTCGCAGAGCGTCGCCCCCGAAATCAGCCCGCTCGCGCTCTCCGGCCTTTGCGATTTGCCATCTGCCATCTGCCATTTCCCGCGCGTCAGCCTCGGCTGTCGGCTATGGGCTATCGGCTATACTCCTCACGGCACCAGCGCCCGCTCCAGGGTCAAGGCTTTGACCCGGAAGAATTCCGCGCGGTTCGTCGCCGGGAACCAGGTCGCATTCCCCGTCAGGCTGACCCATGCCGACAGGTTGCTGCTCACGCCGAACACCGGCGCGATCCGCAGCCAGGTCTCGCCCAGCAACACCGGCGGCACCGGCTTGCTCTCGTAAGTCGCCTCCTTGCTGAAATCCGATTCCAGGCCATAGCTGTCATGGCAGGTAGCCGCGAAATACCAGCGACCGCTGTGCGGCAATACCACCCGCTGCGTCCGCGCCAGCCCGGCATTGGTCGTGTAGGCATAGCTCCGTTGGTTGGTCCCGTAATAGACCTGGTAGTTCGTGATCCCCGGCGAGGGCGACGGGTCCCAGATCAGCGCGACCCGCTCCGCCGCCAGAACCCCGCCTCCGCAGAAAATAAACAACCATGCTACCACGACGCGCCACATATACCCTCCCCGCCCTGTCAGCCGAACCCTCCATCCCCTTCGCCCCCTTCGCGCCCTTCGCGCCCTTCGCGCGACACCCTAGGTCATCAGCTTCGGCTTCCCCCCGCTCACCTTCGCCCAGCGCTCCATCCCCACCGCCACATAGGACGGCTCCAGCTCCATCGCCCGGCACGCCCGCCCCAGCCGCTCACATGCCAGCAGGCACGAAGCGCTCCCGCTGAACGGATCGAGCACCACGTCCTTCTCGCCCCCGTATTCCTTCAAACACCATTCCGCCAGCGCCACCGGCTTCTGCGTTGGATGACACCGCCGCTCCCCCCGCTCGCTCGCCTTCATCAGCCCGTTCCACTGGTGGCGGAATATCCGCACCGCCGTCCTCGCCGAGCACCAGGCCAGCTCGCCGTCCGCAAAAAAGCTCTCCCCGTTCTGCTTGTCCCACACAATCCAGCACGGAGACGGCGGGAACACATCGCCGAAATGGTTCGCTCCCCACCACAGATGCAGCGCCTTCGGAAACCGCGCGTGCAACTGCAGGAACGCCGCCCGCGCCGTCCTGCCCGAGTCATCACCCGCCACCGGCTTATACACGTTCGACTTGATGATCGGCTTCGCCTTCATCCCGCGATGAATGCCGCCGCCCTTCCCGAACGCCTTGTTGCCGCCGACCTTCCCGAACGCCTT